TAACCTTCAAAAGTTGACTCCCGCCCAGTTCAATAAGTCGATTGACCGGGGCTTAAAAGAGATGGAATCTCAGATATCGAATCTTAGTAAAAGAGTTATAGGAGCCAAAACAATACAGTCAGGAATGCTCTCTCAAACGAACATGGGAAGAGAGACTATGGTTGCTAACCAGAAACGACTCGACAAACTAAAAGAAGAATACACCAAAGCAAAGCAAGATTCAATCGTTGCTAAAAACAATTATCCCAAGGTACTAGACAGGGGAGACTTCGTTACAATGACAGTGACTCCTGACGAACATGTATCTAGGTGGCCGTACACCGACATGTTGATGCGCCCTCATCGTGGACGCAAAGCATCCGAAAGTTCTGAAAAGTAACAATGGCCCCACGCAAACGTGTCCTTGTCCCCCCCGACCCGGCGACATTGGACAAGCCCCGTGGACGGGGACGCCCTAAGAAAGACCCGAACCAGCCGAAAGCCCAATACAAAATTTCGGCCCGTGAGCGGGCACGGCGTTCCGTACAGGCCAAACTCCGCAACGCAACCAAGTCGGCTGCGAAGCAGGAGAACAAAGTACAGGCCAAGCGTAAGAAGGTCAAGAAACTCAAAACATCTGCAAAGAAGATTGAGGATGCCCTGCGTGGTGAAAAGACGCGGGTTGTTGACCAAGGCGACTTGACTGACCTGCCCGGTGCGGTAGAGGAACTGGTTGATGGCTCTCCTGTTATCTTCCGTCCCAATCCCGGACCACAAGAAGAGTTCCTGTCTGCTCCCGAACAAGACGTTCTGTATGGCGGTGCAGCCGGGGGAGGAAAGAGTTTTGCACTACTTGCTGACCCGCTGCGCTATTGCCATAATCCCAACCATCGTGGTCTTCTTCTTCGTAGAACTCTCGACGAACTAACCGAACTCATCGACAAGTCGAAACAGCTATACCCTAAAGCATTTCCCGGCGCAATCTTTCGTGAAGCGAAATCGACGTGGGTGTTTCCATCGGGGGCAACACTCTGGTTCACGTACTTGGATAGGGACAAAGATGTCACTCGTTTCCAAGGACAGGCATTCAACTGGATTGGCGTAGATGAAATCACACAGTACCCGTCCAGCTATGTTTGGGATTACCTGCGTTCTCGTCTTCGTTCTACTGACCCTGAACTCCAGCAACACCTGTGCATGCGCTGCACAGCCAACCCCGGAGGAGTGGGTGGTTGGTGGGTCAAGAAGATGTACATCGACGCAAATGAACCTAACGTCGCTTTTGGTGCAAAAGACCTAGACACCGGAAAAACATTTGTGTGGCCGGAAGGCCACGAGAAGGCAGGTCAGCCGCTGTTCTATCGCAAGTTCGTTCCTGCACGGCTGACTGATAACCCCTTCCTGATGGCAGACGGCCAATACGAGGCCATGCTTCGGTCACTCCCAGAAGTCGAGCGTAGACGACTGTTAGAAGGGGACTGGGATGTAGCGGAGGGAGCCGCCTTCCCGGAGTTTTCAAGGACACGCCATGTGGTCGAACATTTTGAACTTCCAACCAACTGGCCACGTATACGAGCGGCAGACTACGGCTACTCAAGTCCGTCGTGCGTTCTTTGGGGGGCTATTGATTGGGATAACAATATCTGGGTTTATCGTGAACTTTATGTAAAGCACTTGACAGCAGAACAATTAGCTGATAAAATATTAGAATGTGAGGAGTTGGACCCCGAACCTCATTACACGGTCCTTGACTCCTCATGCTGGAACAAAACCGGATTCGGACCGTCCATAGCAGAAACCATGATGCGGTCCGGTGTTAGGTGGACTCCCTCAGACCGCAACCGTCTACAAGGAAAAATGGAATTACACAGGCGGCTTGCTGACGACCCCTACTCTAACGAACCACGTCTCCGGATTTTTTCGCAGTGTAAGCATATAATTGCACAGCTATCGGGCATTCCACTCTCCAAAACAAATAGTGAAGATGTAGACACAAGAGCAGAGGACCATGCCTACGATGCGTTGCGTTATATGGTTATGACGCGAACCAGTTCGTACACTTCAATACACAAACAACTACAGGGTGTCAAGGACCAAGCGTTCCAGCCCTTTGACCAGACGTTCGGATACTAGATGGCACAGAAAAATCTACAAACCGGTGCAAGCTACAAACCACTTGCGGAGAACTTAGACCCGCGAACAGTTACTCTGCGGCAGATTGTGGAAGCACATGCCAATAGGTCTAAGGCTCAAGATGGTGCAAAAAAGTTTATGGCATCATTTACGGGCAAGACAAAATTTGCCCCTATCTTTAAAGAGTATTTAGACCGCCCTGCCATAGACTTTGTAGAAACTTTTGCGGATGACGAAACTAACCCTCTAGTTCAAGCCTTTGAAAAAGACGACGCAGTGAACGCACGTCGTAATATTTACTCTCAAGTCGGTGCTATTGAATTTCATATTAATGAGCAGTTGCAAAGGGCAGGTGCCTTACAGGAATTGTATCCTGAAGGCATGCCGATGGCAACTGCCCGGGTTGTTCGTCCGGACAAACCAAAGGCAAAAGCGCGACGTTACAGTTATAATCCCGGTTTGATGGGAGAGTGGCTTACCAAGCTAGATGAATACGGAAAAAACAATCCCAAAGATTTGGGAATTGTAAAAGCCCTTGCAGCACAGGCGCACATGGGACTTCGCACGGGGGAGATTATGAACGCCCCCGCAAGTGCATTTGTTCCCCCTGAAAAACGAAGCGCATCGTGGGGATTTTTTCTTGACACTGATACTCCGGGCGTCAAGATGGATGAAAATTTAAATATCGCAGTCGGCCCTCGCACGTATAATATTTTGCAGCAAGCTTTGGATGTAAGTCAAGCTAATGACCGCAATCTTTTTGTAAACCCAGATGGTTCTCCGATTGGCAAGGGGGAAATGACTCGCGTTGCCAAACTAATTAAAGTTCCCGGCATAATGACGGATGAACTTACGGGAGCAAAATTAGACAGCATTCAGGAAGCCTACGACCTGCGTCGCATGTGGGTCACATTGGCTCTCAATGAATTTCCCGGACAAGGGGACAGAGTTGGTGCAGCGCAGGGACGTGCAATCGGTGCAGTAACTAAAGGCGGGGGTGCCGTTAAGGAGTATTACTCTCCTAGTCGTGGCTTTTATGGTAAGGAAGCTACTGCCGTGCCTAATGCTATGGATGCGTGGTTGTTTGAGGCCCAGACAGAGGAACTTCCTGCCGCCTCTCGTCCACCAAAGGGCCAAAGAGTTTCTTACTCTACAGATTTTATCACTGGCGGTCCTGTGTTTGAGCCAGCAGACGCGCCGATTACGATGGGTTCGCTGACAGCAAAGTTTGTTGCTCCCACACCTAAAACTGAAGTGATTCGTCCAGAAGGCCCGGGCATTGAGCCTAAGCCTGCTGTCACCGTAGAGTCCCCCGAACCAAAATCTCTTAGTGACCTATCCCCAGAACTTCAAGGTAAACTTAGCAAAGGCGGGTTTGACCTAGACGCTTTTCTCAAAGGCGCAGGTAAAAAGATAGGCATTGCTGCAGCTATTGAGACGGGCCGACAATTTATAGAGGCTCCTTTAGAAACTGGCACAGCTATTGCTAAAGAAATGGGATTAGAATTTGGCGCACGAGCAGTGGGACTTACCGCTGCACCAGCCGCCGCTGTACCGATGATTCTGGCCCCAACCGAAACAGCCGGTCCAGAACTTTCTGAAATGCCCTCGTCTCAAAAAGACTTCATCCCCGCCCGCGAGGTCGAGGAGGAAACCCCCACTGAACAAATGGCCCGCATCGCAACTGAAGATGCCGGGTTTATCGAACGCAACCGGGAACCTGAAGCCGCCCCCGTTGCTCAAGACCAAGGCTTCCTACAACCTCAACCCTAATTTGGGAGAAGACTGATGCCGAACAATAATTACAATTATGGCGCATCTTACATCATGGGTTCATGCACGACTTCTGTGGATGACCAGATGGGTGCTGACCAACTGTACCGGGAAGGCTTGGAGTTTGACACTCGTGCCAAGACCGATGTTCTGACAGAAGACATGCCAAAGAAACAGACAAAAACGACTGTGGATGCTTCTGTTATGCGTATGGCCGAAGAACGCGACTACTAAAATCAGATGTCTGAAGATAATTTTCTCCAACCCGCAGACGATACCACTGTCGGTCTGATTAATCCTGAAGAACAGATGCCGGGGCTTGCAGCCTACGTCAAGGCAAAGTTTGAGGATTCAGAAAATGGTCGGTATGCCCACGAACAGCGGTGGCTACAATCGTACAAAAACTTTCGTGGAATCTACGACTCGACAACACAATACCGTGACTCCGAAAAGTCGAAGGTCTTTATTCGCATTACCAAGACCAAGGTGCTTGCCGCCTTCGGTCAGATTGTGGATATTCTGTTTGCCAACAAAAAGTTTCCTCTTGTTGTGGAATCAACTCCCGTGCCAGAAGGTATCGCGGAGTTTGCCCACATGGAGACCCCGTTGGACCAACAGCAGCAGGAAGACCCCTACGGCTTCGCTGGAGACGGGCGGGACTTAGCACCGGGTGCCCTACAAGCCGAAAGTTCAAAGGCGTTTCTAGGGGGCTTAGAGAGCGAATACGGGCAACTTCCACTAGTGGAGGGCCGTGCCAAGATGGGAGAACCCCAGATTGAGCCTGCCAAGATTGCTGCTCAACGTATGGAGAAAACTATCCATGACCAGTTGTTAGACACCAATGCTGTCAACGTGCTTCGAAACTCTGTGTTCGAATCGTGCCTGTTGGGTACTGGCGTTGTCAAAGGTCCGTTTAACTTCTACAAGCGCATCCACAAGTGGGAGCGTGGTGAAGATGGTGAGCGTAGTTACGTACCAGAAGAAAAGACCGTTCCACGGATTGAAATGGTATCTGTGTGGGATTTCCACCCAGACCCATCTGCTACTAGCATAGATGACTGTGAGTACGTTATCGAACGTCACAGAATGAACCGGCAACAACTCCGCTCCCTGATTAAGCGTCCGTACTTCGATGCGGAAGCAATCAAGGAGTGTCTTGCCAAAGGTCCGAACTACGAGGACAAATACTACGAAGACACAATTCGTGAAGACGAAACTGAGCCGTACTATCAGGGCAACCGCTTTGAGGTTCTGGAATACTGGGGTGTGTTGGATTCCAAGCTGGCCAAAGAAGCCGGTCTTGAGGGTGCAGAGAACATGTCAGAGTTCGACGAGGTTCAAGTCAACGTCTGGGTGTGTGGTACAATGGTGCTACGCTGTGTGATGAACCCGTTCACACCAGCCCGCATTCCATACCAAGTCTTTCCGTACGAAGTCAACCCGTATCAACTGTGGGGTGTCGGCGTAGCGGAAAACATGGAAGATGCCCAGAAGCTGATGAATGGTCACGTCCGCATGGCAATCGACAACCTTGCCCTTGCTGGTAACCTTGTGTTTGACGTAGACGAAGCCTCGCTGGTTCCCGGACAGAACATGGACATCTTTCCCGGAAAGATTTTCCGTCGTCAGTCGGGTGTGACGGGCACGGCCATCAACGGTCTCAAGTTCCCAAACACGGCGGGTGAAAACCTGCAGATGTACCAGATTAGTCGTCAGCTTGCTGATGAGGAGACGGGCATCCCTTCTATCATGCACGGTCAGACGGGCGTAACAGGAACGGGACGAACGGCAGCGGGACTATCTATGCTGCTGGGTTCAGCGGGCCTGTCGATGAAGACCGTTATCAAAAACATTGACGACATGTTGCTCAAGCCCTTGGGCGAAGCCTACTTCCAATGGAACATGCAATTCAACGAAGAATCAGAAGACATACAGGGTGACCTAGAAATCAAACCACGTGGCGTAGCCGCAGTTATGCAAAAGGAGGTTCGCACTCAGCGTCTCACCTCGCTGCTTCAAACTGTTGCAAACCCAATGCTGGCACCCTTTATCAAGATTCCAAACCTGATGCGAGAGTTGGCAATCTCACAGGACATCGACCCGGATAGCTTGGTCAATGATGCTAATGAGGCTCAACTCTACGCCAAGATGTTACAAGGACTGATGGCTAATGTACAACAAGGACCAAGCGAAGCTGGTGGCCCCCCTGCTGGCCCACCCGGAGATATGGGCGGGGCTGGAGGAGTATCTCCTTCTCCTGAAGGAACAGACCTACAAGGCTCTGGTAACGGCACAATCGGAGTCGGAACTGCGCCAAGCGCAGGGGAAAGCGGCTTTACTGGAAACACTCCTCAAACTGAGGGATAACCACGAGGCTATAGTTAAAAATGGATAGAATTGATTTGGGCTTGGACAGCATGGAGGAGGAGCCTATCCCCTTCTTCACACCCCCGCGTGAACTCACGCTGGAGGAGTATAAAGCTGACAGCAATATCAATTTCTACAACACAGTCTTGGGGTTGCCGTCGTTGGCGGCTGACACAGGCATTGACGTTGACCCTGACGATGACATTACAGAACTAGCTGACCCGTCTGCGGGTGCAGGTAAGGATGACAGCGATAAGCCAGACATCTTGAGTATGGAGGTGTTCGGTAAAGAGGGTGAGTACGTCAACGAACCTGTGTTTCAAACTGCAGACACTATGTTTAGTGGTCTGAGTGAGGGAACCAGTTTTAACAGCTATTCAGATTACCTGAAGTCGCAGGGAATGACAGGCCGTTTACCTTTTGTTGAAAACATCTTAGACCCTGTAACTCAGGGAGAAATGCCTAAGTTCGCAGCACAAGCACAGGCTAGTTTTAAAGAAGGTGTAGAGGACGTTAAAGCAGCTCCTGCTCAGAGTAAAAGTGTCATTGAAAATCTGGTAAACACGGGTCAGATAAGTCAGGAACAGGCTCAAGACTTGATGAAGGGTCTTTTGCCCGTAGCAGGTGGCCTGATGGGAGCAGGTGCTGCTGGGCTTGTCGGTGGAGAAACTGTTCAGAATGCCTTTGGTAGAGCTAGTTTTCGTCCCGCTGGGGCTATGGGTATGATGGCTGACATCGTTCACACGATTCAGTACAGAGACATGGCATATAACAAAGCAGTCACAGCATCGTACCTAGACCGGTCAGACCTCACGCCGGGAGCAGCAACCGGAGACATCGACCTTACTAGAGTAGACACCGGATTCGGAATGCTAATTGGCAACTTCGGAATAACTCGCAAAGCGGGGTCAGGAGTCTACACAGGCAATACCCATGGAATGGGCATCGAACGGCTCAAGGCACTAGAGGCAATCAGTCAAGGATACGACCCGACCAAAGGATTTAGCGTTACTAATCCGGGTGCGGGTGTCAAGGTAGAAGACAGCGGTGGGTCTTTTGTATCTAATAACATGATGGACGGTTTTTACCGGGCGAACGGAACATTCTACGACCCACGCACAGGCGTTAGTGCTGCAATGGGTAACATGAGCCATTTGGATGCCTTAGCATCAAAGACATTCGGAGTTACGGTTAATTACAAAAGTGGCGTAGGAATGCAGTACAACAGGGCTACTAGCAATGCTCTCAAGGTTGCTCGTTCAGGAGTGATGACTTTGCAGGAAGCCTTGGCTTTGGAAGTTGCAAAACTACAACCTCAAAAGCAGCCCGAATCCGATGACGATAGTGATAAGGATAGTCCTACCTTCACTACTGGAGGGAAAGAATATCAAATCGGAACAGGAGCGGGCCAAGTTGACCCCGGACTTGCGGCGGCTGTTCAACGTCAAGATTCTAAAAGTGAAGAAAAAGCAAGCAATAGTCAAAGTAGTTCTACATCTTCTGCTGGCCAAAGTCAATATGGTGACAGGGAAGGCGCAAGTAGAGGATACGGAGGAAGATTTGGTCGAGCAGAGGGTGGTCTCATTGGCTACGCACCGGGCGGTGCTGTTGCACAGGGAGGTAGTGGGTTTATCAACCGTCCACCAGAACAGGTATCGGAAGCAGAGTCGGTTGCGGACAATCAGCCAGACGCTGTACCGGAGGGCACGTTTGTTATTAACGCTCCTGCTGTTGAGTTCGCAGGCAGTAACGATATACGCAAAATGCTGATAGATGCACACAAAGAAGCCATTCGTCGTGGAATAACAGTTGACAAACAGGGAAATGGTGCTAAACTAATAGACGTGGCTCTTTCTAGCGGCGAAGTAAAAGTCGCACCACACCTAGCCAAAATCATAGGATATGACCGCCTAGAAAAAATCAACAATCGCGGTAAAGCTGAAGTTGAAGAGCGTATTCAGGAAAACGGGCAGCAGATTGCAGGCGCAGCCACTGGGGGTTTACTCTTAGGATTGCGACAGCAACCCCAGACACAATTACCAGAAGGTTTTGTACAGCAGCCCTCCACCGTTGATGCTGGTCCCATACCCAGTCGTGATGAAGACACTTTCTTTGACTACACGATTGGTCAAATCAAAGACGCAATCAAGAACGTGGAAATAAAGGGCTTTGAAGACCAGCCCTACATCTTTACGGGTATTAAGCGTAAGAACGCTCCCTCGTCAGCCTTCGGCCCTATGCAAATAACTGCAAAGACTTTGCAAGACCTCAAAGATAGAAGTTCGGAGTACAAGCAGCTTTCTCCAGAAACACAGGCGTACGTTGACGACTTAATTCAGCAAGGCAACGACAAAATAAACGTCGAAAGATACGGCTCCATATATCGGGACGGTAAAAAAACGTCCACATCTAAAAGATTAAAAAGCAAGCTGGGAAGGTACGGCATTGGAGTTATCCCAACTGAAGTACATCAGCAGTATTATGACATTGTAGCAGACGCAGTTCTGCGACAGAAATTACGCGACCATGACAACCTAGACGCAGCCCTTGCATCGTACGGCGAAGGTAAAGCGTACGCAGAAAAGGTTAAAAAAGGTTTGCAGTAATTCGTCGGCTACCCGTTAACAGCGGCCCCGACACAACCGAAGCGGCTACCTACAAGCCAAAGTAGCCCCGCTATTGAGAGGTAATAAAATGGCAAAAGCAAGAGGCCACCGTGCCAACAAAGCAAACGATTCGTTTGGAACTGTAAACAACGCATCGTTATATCGTGGAAAATACCGTGAGGATGTCTACAAAGACGAAGACGACGAAGCGGAAGAGACTGAAGAAGCACAGCAAGCGGACACCGAACAAGAGGCTACTCCGCAAGAAGCCAACAGTTTCGTAGAGGCCAAAGAGCCTGAACACGATTACAAGAAACGCTATGACGACCTAAAACGACACTACGATGAGAAAGTAGGAGAGTTCAAGTCTGAAGTAGAGTCACTTCGCAAGTCTATGTCAGAACGGGCTGTAGAAATGCCGCAGGGTGTTGTTGCTCCCCGGACGCAAGAAGAACTAGATGAGTTCAAGGAGCGTTATCCTGATGTGTTTGAGGTTGTGCAGACTGTATCGTCTATGCAGACGGAAACACAGGTTGCAAAACTTCGCGAGGAACTTGGGACTATTAAGGAACGGGAACACGAGTTAGAAAAGCAGAAAGCCGTTGAGGAACTGCTCAGGCTCCACCCAGACTTTAATGAAATCAAGAGTGACGAAAAGTTTCTTTCATGGTTGCAGGAGCAGCCAGAATCTATCTCTGACGGCATCTATAAAAACAACAAAGATGCTAGATGGGCGGCACGGGTCGTAGACCTCTACAAAGCCGACACCGGCACTCCTAAGAAGAAGACCAAATCATCATCTGCTGCCGACGCAGTTACTAAGACCCCTGCACGGGAAGTACGGACAGAGGCCACAGGTGGTAAAAAGATTTGGAAAGCTTCTGAAATCGGCAAGATGAAACCTCACCAGTTTGAAAAGCTAGAAGCTGAATTGGATGAGGCACGTTCTGAAGGTCGAATCGACTTTAACTCTTAACCTCAAATAGAGGAAGGAAAAACCAATGGCTTTTAATAGCGCATCAGGTCATAACAACCTGCCTTCCGGTAACTTTACTCCGGAAATCTTTAGCCAAAAGGTTCTCAAGTTCTTCCGTCGTGCTTCGGTTGCAGAAGATATTACGAATACCGACTACGCGGGCGAGATTGACAACTTTGGCGATACGGTTCGTATCATTAAAGAACCAACAATCACTGTATCTAGCTACTCACGTGGTGCTGTGGTAAACCCACAAGACCTCGCTGACGACCAGATTACTATGGTTGTTGACCAAGCGAATGCCTTTGCATTCAAGATTGACGACATCGAAGAGCGTCAGTCACACGTCAACTTTGAGGCTCTGGCCACCTCTTCTGGTGCCTACGCACTCAAGCGCAAGTACGACGCCAACATCCTGACAGCTATGGCTTCAGGTGCTGGTCTTACTGGTGAGTCTGGTGCAGAAACTGCTCAGATTTCTGGTATCGGTACTCTTGGTTCAGCACTTGCTGTTTCATCTGGCGACACTGCTGTCAACACTATGTTGGCAATGGCACAAGCCCTTGATGAGCAGTCTGTTCCTGAAGAGAACCGCTGGTTCATTGCGCCACCAGCATGGTACAAGCAACTGTTCTCAGCAGGTGCAAAGTTCGCAGAAGTACAGGTAACTGGCGATGCAACTTCACCGCTGCGTAACGGTCTTGTCTCACTGGGCAACATCGCTGGCTTCCAGTGTTACAAGTCAACTGCTCTCGTTTCTAACGGCGGCACAGACCAAGTAACTCTGACTGGTTTGGCAACTGACGGTTCAGAAGAGGTAGTTCTCGCTGGCCACATGTCATCAACTGCAACTGCTTCGCACATTGCGAAGACTGAAGTTGTACGTTCAACTGAAACCTTCAGCGACATCGTTCGTGGTATGCACGTGTTTGGACGTAAAGTCCTGCGTCCAGAAGCCATCGTTCGTGCCGTTGTGAACGTGTAAGGGGAGACTGAATTATGGCTACTTATAATGTAACTGGTGCCGTAGCTGGTATCCCTCTTGGCAAAAAGATGCAGACTGTTGAGGTCGTCCTCGACTTCACGTCTACTAATCTTGCTGCTGGCGACATCGTTAACGTCTTTGAGATTCCAGACAACACTCTGGTCTTGATGGCAGGTATCGAAGTGTATCAGGCCGCATCTACAGGCTCACCTACAATCGACATGGGTGACGCTGCTGCTGCAGACACTTGGGTAACTGATGTTAGCGGCTCTGCCGTTGCACAGGAGTTCGGTCAAACTGCAAAGCTGTACACTGCAGCAGACAACATCGACATTCTTGGTGTTACTGCTACATTCGACGGTAAAATCCGTTGTGTTGCAGTTATGTGTGATTTGGGTGACCCCGGAACAGGCGCACCTTTCGCCTAAACAATATTGGGGGCAGGGCAACTTGCCCCCTTTACTTCTTATTTAATATGTGATATAAGCAGTCAACTCTGCCGGGGGTAAACCCACTATGCCACGCAAAAAAGAGACACCCATCAAGAGAACCACATCAGGTAAGGGAGCGAATTATCGCCCTACTAAGTCTGGTGCAGGCATGACTTCTAAGGGTGTAAAAGAATATCGCCGTAAAAATCCCGGCAGCAAGTTAAAGACAGCCGTTACCGGAAAAGTAAAGCCGGGAAGCAAGGCTGCTAAACGTCGCAAGTCATTTTGTGCCCGCTCTGCTGGGCAGATGAAAAAGTTTCCTAAAGCTGCAAAAGACCCGAACAGCCGTTTGCGTCAAGCACGAAAGAGATGGAAATGCTAAACTTGTTAATTGGACCTATAACGAACCTTGCAGGTACATGGCTGGAGGGAAAGGTTGAAAAGACAAAAGCAGAGACCGGAGCCAAGGTCGCTAAGGCAAAAGCTGAAGCAGTTATCATGGAGAAGAAGGCTACGGGTGAAATTGATTGGGACATTACTATGGCTGAGGGTAGTAAGCACTCGTGGAAAGACGAATGGCTGACTATTCTGTTTAGTATTCCGCTCATCCTAGCATTTATTCCCGGAATGGAAGAAGTAGTCGCAAATGGATTTCAACAACTGGAGCAAATGCCTGAATGGTACCAGTACAGCTTGGGCGTTATTGTTGCTGCAAGCTTTGGAGTCAGAAGCGCGACGAAGTTCTTTGGAAAAAAATGACCTTGATAAAAAAAATTTTAAACGCCGTATTTAAGCACGCGATTACTCCTGACTATGTGGGGGACTTGTCGCGGCACAGACTGCACTCGACTAAATACGAAGACTTGTGCAAGTAAGGAATGCAGCATGGCCGAAGTCACAATGGAACGGTTCCTCAAGTGGAAGATACTGCCCCGCCTGATGATGCTAATGATGTCCGTATCAGCGTGGAGAGTAGTGGAGTGGTTTATGACCCTGCCCGACCCAACAAACGCACAAGCAGGTCTAGTAAGTGTAGTCACGGGGGCCATGACCGGTGCATTTGCGGTGTGGCTGGGTCACGAAAAGGGATGATATAGCAATGAAGTACAACGCATCGCACTTCTTGGATAAACTAATCGAACACGAAGGTATGGTGCTTACCGTGTACGAGGATAGTTTGGGCATAGAGACTATAGGTATAGGTCGCAACCTCAAAGACAGAGGTATCAGCCCAGAAGAACTGGAATACATGGACATCCCTAACATGGCCATCGTGTACACCAACGGTATTAGTGAGGCAGACGCACGTTACCTTGCCATGAACGACATCAAGATTGTAGAGAACGAGTTGTGTCAGGTACATCCCTGCGTCAAAGATTTAGATGCTGTACGCCAACTTATCTTGATGGACATGGCATTCAACATGGGTGTGCCCCGTCTCTGCAAGTTCAAGAAGATGTGGAATGCAATACACGAGAACAACTTTGATGCTGCCAGCATTGAGATGATGGACTCTCGTTGGGCACGTCAGGTAAAGTCGCGGGCCAAGAAATTATCAGACGCAATGAAGTCAGGAGAGTTTTAAATGCCTTTGACCAAAAAGGGTAAGGATATCATGCAGTCCATGAAACGAACCTACGGGGGTAAGAAGGGTGAGCAAGTCTTCTATGCAACAGCCAACGCCGGAAAGATTAAAGGCGTCGAGGAAACACAAGAACTCAAGAAGGGTGGCCGGGTTAGAAAAACTAGCAAATCGGCGAAGCCTAAAGCGAAGAGCAAAAGTAGAGTTAATGAGGCTGGCAACTACACTAAGCCCTCAATGAGAAAACGCCTATTCAATCGTATCAAAGCGGGCGGCAAAGGGGGACGACCCGGTCAGTGGTCGGCGCGTAAAGCCCAGATGCTTGCTGCAGCCTACAAGAAAGCAGGGGGTGGCTATCGTGACTGATGAAGCATGTATTTCTCCTGTACGTATTTCTAGGCATAGGTGAAGATACCCGTCTTGTCAGCAATGACATGTACTTTGCAGACCTCAACGACTGCGTTTGGTACGCTCAAACAATACACAGACAAGGAAAGAAGGTAGCCTCGTATTGCCTTCCTACACTCGTAGATAAAAAAATGAAGGTATACTGATGGACCCCATTAGCGCGATGGCTACCGCATCGGCTGCATTCGGTGCAATTAAGAAAGGCTTTCAAGTAGGCCGTGACATAGAAGCAATGGCTTCTGACCTATCTCGCTGGATGGGTGCAATGTCCGACTTGGACATGCTGGAGAAGGAAGCCAAGAACCCTCCTATCTTTAAGAAGCTGTTTGCAGGTAAGTCTGTAGAACAGGAAGCGATAGAAACATTCGCTG